ACTTCTCGGTAATTACAAAAAATTGGTTTATTCATAAGGTAAAGCGACAACAGAAACGTAATAAACGCGAGGTAGATTATGAGGCCGTCTCAAAAAGATTTGAAGAAGAGTATCTCTCTACTAACGACTCGTATGTTACCAACAGAGAAGAGCAAGAATTCTGGAATTCGTTTTATTCTGAACTTAAATCATGGGACACGTCAAATATGAAAGAAAATGATTTAAAAGTATATCAAGCTATTAATATCCTTTTTGAGTCCAAGGATGATATCGATATTTTTAATAAAAAGGCTATTTATTTATATCTACGCGAAATAACGGGTTTAAACACCAAACAAATCGTTAACTCGCTAAAAAAGTTTCGAAAGAAATATTTTTTATTTAAGCAAGACTGGGAAAATGGAGAATTATGAGCAAGAAAGATTTGGATTCTTTAATTAATGAAGCTCTAGATAACATACGTAGTGATCGAAAAGCAGCTAGAGAATTTTTAAATGAAATCGCAAATCAAATTGCAAACAATTCTGAAGAAAACAAGTACTTAAGCCCTGTAGCTGCAAAGCACATAGAAACGCTTCAAAGATCTAATGAGCAGCTTGTTAAGCTTATTGGAATTAGACAAAAAGATTCTAAACAAACTGCCGTGCTTTCTGAAGAAGATAAGTCCAGCTTGTTTGACATGATACAGGGGGGCACATGAATGTCTACGCCTACTACACCAGCCGAAGGGCGCACGTTGTTAGCAGGAATCGTTCGAAAACGTTCGCCAAACCACCCCAACGCCACTAAAAATGCTGTTATTTTCATGGTTCGTGTGTTAACAAAGCCGCTCCCCTATAACAGTAACTCGGCTAAGATGATTATCGGCGATGGCTATTATCCTTCTGCCGGGAATCCTAATGACGAAGATCGCCCCTATAAAGATCAAGAAGATCAGGTTCCACGTATAATGTTTCGCGGCCGAATTATTTCATCTAACAATGGTTTGAGGCCTCATATTTTTCTAAAAGATCCATGTAGAATTACATCTGCAGTTAAGGTAGATAAATTAAATCGACTTATTCATGACCATACAATGTTTATTTCTAAACAATCATATAGCGGAATTGTTCCAAAGTTGGGAGACGTGGTACAGGTTGTGTTACAGAAGTCGGATTTTGACGGACCAGAATTAAAAGTTGCTCATTTTGATGAGATTATGGACACCTCTGATGGTGAATTTTATGATGCTAGCGAGCATGGCGCAGGCTGTAGTAGTTTAAAATACATGATAGAAACAGGCGGTGAAAGCTCTTATACAAATTTAGCTACAACTGCCGGCAGTGGAGATCCCTGGAGTGCGAAAAGAGACATGACCGAATTGGTAAAGGAGATCAGAGCATCGGACGATCTATCTACAGAAGTAATAAGAACTCCCGCCGGCGCTGGTCTTGATCCAACAAAACTACTTAATCGTGTAATACAGACAGCTAACAAGTTTAATGTTACTGCTTCGGCTTCATCTACTACAAGCGCGCTCATCGGTACGCGAGGACAAGGAGTACATGAAACAAAAGAGCCGGCATTCAGCAATGTTGTTGAAATGTGGGCGAGCAATACAGATCTTGCTAAAGGCAAAAGACAATCGTGGGGAGAAAGTCAAGCAAAGAACCGAATAGCATGGTCTGCGGCGTACATTAATTATATAATACGTCCCCAAGATCCAACTTTTCAAGCTGGGACATGGTATTATGGGCACACTAACTACACCAAGGTAGGCTGGAAGGCTCGAAGTACTAGTCAGTATCAAGATTGCAAATGGTATCCTTACAGCCTTATTGATGAAACTGTTGAGCCGGCCGTAGGAGATATATTTATTTTTGAAGGTAGGTATAAGGGATCAAAAGACCATGCATCACATGGTGATATATGTTATAAAATTGTAAAATCTGGAACCAAAACAACTTATATGTTAGCCGGCGGTAATATGCGAAATACTAACATTATTGATGCTTATGTTTTTGGGGGCGACGATGGTTTGTTAGGAAAAGATGCAAAAATTAAACCATATACTGCACCATCAACAGCTCGCGGAAAAAAAGCCGATTATGGATATGAAGGTCACACCGGCAATCCAAAATATAAATTAATTTTAAAAAAAATGAAAAAATGAAAAACAATTAAAATGGAAGAAATTTATTATGTCCGATCCTAAATCACCCAAATTACACGATCTTTCAGAATTAAAAGATTATCGAAGACAAATTGCTACAGATGTTTACGCAAGATTCAAACTTAATCAAACTGTGAATATAGTTCCTGATGATTCAGGCTTGCTCAACACGCATGTTAAACAAAAAGGGCTTCATATGATCCGCGGCGCCGCAGAACAAATGCTGCAAAATCAAGGAGCTACTATTGTTTTAGGTCGCGAAAGGCTAGCAGGTATTGGAACAAGTTATGGTGGAAAAGGCGCCTCTCCGCACGGTAAAGGCACAAATGCGATTCGATTAACATCGGGCCCCGGCTCTAGAGGTAGTTCCGGAAAAGGATATAAAGATGGCACCCATTATGATCCTTCGTTTTATAATGACGCGGCTACAATTTACTGTTCAGACATAACAGATCCCGATACAGCTATTGGAACATGTGATGGCCCTTTAGGTAACCAAAAGACCCAATCAGCGATTATAAATTTTGCTGATCAGTTGCGTTATTTTGGAGTTGGTGGTGTACAAATTTGTACTGGCCATCCTACTACTGCGAAAGGAATGAGTCAAACTGGAATGATAACCTCGCATGGAGGAAAGATCGAACAAGCGCCCCCAATCGTCTTATCGGCTGGAAATACTGATGGAACAAAACCAATTTGGGGATTGCCTGGAATATCAGCTAATGATGAAGTAGACATTCTTCAAGGAGTCGCGCGCGGCCAAAATACGACTGAATGTATTCGCGAACTATCTAATATTTTAGATAAAGTTATTGGAGCGCTAATACGTTTGGGAATTTATCAAGGAGCTTTCGCCGCAATCCTGGGTATTACAGTACCCCCAGGCATTCAGCCGCATCATGCTGGAGCCGCTGGTATTATGGTTAATGAAACATATGCTAGTTTTATTACAAGCCTCGTTCAATTACGATTGACCAAAGTTTTTTGGGAAATAATGTATTGCGAAGAGGGAAGTTCAAAAAGCGTTAAAAGCTTAAACGTATTCTCATCATAGGAAAAAACATGTCCACCTCTAAATTTTTAGAATTTCAAGATACTGATGAATCAGGAATTATAGATCAATGCGATGATTTGGTTAAAGTACCTGAACAAAAAGTTTGTCCCCCGTGCAGCAAGAATCCAAGTTTTATAGCGCCAGATTGGAAATCTAAAGATGTAGACGAACCTTGGTTAAATGAAAAAACATGTAAGTTTGAAATTACTATAGTCACAAATCATACATCTCTTATACCTTCTGTTGATGCGACGGATGAGGAAGCTGAGGAATATGTGAATGGCTTGTTTGAAGAGCATGAAGAGTTAGCTATTGATGGTATATTGGTGTATTTTCAAAAAGAAAACTCAGATCAAAACATTGATGATTTGAAATCAGCTATCAAATATGAGAAATACGATTTAGATATTCGTATGGGCTCAAAAGTCAAATTGTTATATTCTTTGCCTTATGAAGATGTAACAAGTCTTTTAGATAGTTCTGATGATGATACTCAAGAAGAAGAGGAAGATGCTACTGAATCCGGAGACATCACTGCGTCCTATAATGCGGCAGAATTAAATTCAAGAATGTTGAAAATTCGAAAAGCATTGCATCTCTATGGTAGATATTTAAATTTATACAGACAAGTCGATAAAGGAAATTTAGTATTTGAAGATGAAGGAAGAATTTTTTACTTAAAAAGATACGGGGACAACGGCATAACAGGTACCGGTACTCTTGAGCGAGTAATAAAAGATATTGATTCTTTTTTAAGCAAAAAAGGTTATCGTTTGCGTGGTGGTAAAATATCTAGTATTGGAGGCTCCCCAATTAATGAAATTGAATTTATCTTCACATCAAAATATGTTTTAAAAAAAATATCAATTACCACATTTGAATGTGGAGATAAACAATTTCATTTTGGCAAAAAGAAAATCAAGTCTTTAACTAAAAAAGGTCACTTTAAAGACAAAACCGCTATGGGATATTTAGCACAAGTCGACTCAATGTACGACAAACTCACAGCACGAGAACCCCCAGAGTGGACTGAGTTTGTTGAAACTTATACATATCCTAAAGTTATAGCTACAGTAAATTGGCCAGAGAACAGAATAACCGAAACTAATTCAACTGATATGACAATACAAAGTTGTGTTGGTGAAGCCCTAGCGGAAGAGTTTAAAACACTAGGAGCAGACATCCTTGATTTTGATTTTAGTCTCGCAGATGCTCTTTTATATTTATTTAATAAAAGTGTATGCAAAGAAAATATTAATGAAGTTCAACAAGATGCGATTAAATTGAATTTAGTATACGATCCTCGTACTAAAGATAAAACAAAAATTTTGGAGCTAGCAAAACAACAAGCCTTTCAACAACTTCAAATAGACGGTTCTGTTTTTGTGTCAGCGTGTCGTAAATTGGCTACTAATGGAGATGAAAAAAATTCTTCTATTAATAATATTAAAGATTTGTTTTCTATTGTGTTTTCTAGGCTTAAAGTCTGTGGAATGACCGAATTTGCACTTGAGGCATCAAATTGTTTAATGCAGCAGCTGCCGCTTGAACAAGTATTGAATAGTGTAGTTAAGTCAGCTCTTCAAAACATGTCTCTTGAAAATTTCGGAGAATTATTTTTAAATAAAATACCTCCCGAAGATCAACAAGCAATCAGGGCCCTTGTTGAAAGAAAACTGAAATCTAATGACTTGTTTAAAGATGATTCAACAAACGATAGAGTGAGCAACTATATTCAAAATGGAGTTGATCCTGGCCAAATTACTAATCTTGAGCCTTGGACAATAAAAGAATTAATAGCAAAAATCAAAGAAAGGCCTCGTCAAGGCGCCGGCGGCCTGGGACAGCCAGCCTCCGGAGAGCAAGGCCTTGTAGCGCGCAGCGTAAACAATCAAACACGAACTTTAGCACAAAGATATGATAAAGATGCCCCTTCTAATGCTTTGCAAGCTGAATCTTCTGTTGTAATGGAGGTGTATGTACAGGCATTGTTGGAACATTACAAAGAAGATCTTCTTTCCGTAGTGGATATACTGGGCAATTTTCCTGGCGCCCAACTTATTACTAAATCATTGCTACTCCTCGACTGCCCGCAGCCTCCTCTTTTTGAGCCTTCTGTGGCGGACTTTATAAAAGACATTGAGTTGCCTTTTTGTCGCGGCATAGATGATATTACATTTCCTGTGATGAGAAATCCTTTAGAGTGGTTGCCCGAATGGAAAGACATCACTGGTCAATTTCCAAAAATTGCAAAACATGCATTACAGCAAGTTTTAGTTTCTGTTTTGACAAGATTGATGGTAAAAATATGCGAGATAATCGGTACCGGTATGTGTAAAATTCTTGGAGCTGGTGGTAATATGGCCATGGCCGCTCTTGGTATAGGTTCAGATCAAGATGGCGTTGTAGATAATAGAGATACTGTAAAAGATCTAATCAAAGAAGCAATCTGCGGTCAAGATGCTGATGATCAGAAAGTAGAGGATACTCTTACAGATATATATGAAAAACTTGGCCTAGGCGCCACAGCCCTAGCAGACACTGAACAGCTACTTAATTTTGCTGAAGATCAATCTCAATATTTAAGTCGCCAAGAAATATTTGATATGTATTTAGGCGAAGCATCTCCAGAGGCCCTTGACGTCATGGATGCTTTAATAGAAGATGCTTATCCTGAATATAGAGATGCACTTCCTAGCAAAGAATCAATCGCAGACTTTGCAAAAGGAATTGGAGATTTAATGCCTGCGTCTTTCAAGGACTCAATGCGTAACTTTGCAGATGATTTAGACGATGATGACCCTGTTCCGGCTAATCCTTCGCTATGTGCAACTCCTGAATTAATAGAGCAATTTTGTGAATCTAGAGCAGCGCTGCTAAGTTCGCGAGCGACAGAATCTCAAACTGCACAAATGTGTCGGAATATTCAAGATGAAACCCGCGAGAAGTTAGACGAACTTACTAATGCTATCCAGCAGGGGCCATCTGATTTAGTATCAAATGCTATTCCACAAGTGATATCTGATCCTGGATGTGAAAACGGAATTGTTCCTTTTGAGCCGGCAGTCGTATCAGCTGGAGCTGTAAAATCTTTAAATAGCATAATGAAACAAATACAGCTTGAATATGTACAGGATATGATAGGAAACGGACCCGGTGAAAAAAACTGGGGTCTTTTGAATATGATTTTAAGTGATACTATGGGCAATCCTTTAAGTGCACATAATCGAAAAGCATCCAATAATCCACTTTATGTTAGTTTTGTTAACTCTGATGGATCTATATTGCAAAAAGGACAATTTCCGCAGTATGTTGCTGAATGGCTTCAAGAAGAATTGACGTCACAAGCCAGTCGAATAGAATATGTGGGAAGTAA